AAACCGGTCATTTCCCTATCTTTACCCCACCACGAATCATTGGTTTTAAACCAATTTTCCGCTTTAGGATCCACTTGCGGTGCTTGTTTAAACTCGGGTTTTACATCAGTTACAGGTTCTTGTAAAGGCTTTGGCTTAAAATTGTTTAAACGCTCTGCCTTAATCTTGATGGAAGTCATCTCATCTTGAGCTTCCAGCAGTTGATCAGAGTCACCAGCTTCGTAGGCTTGTTTATACCTAGCCTTGGCTGCGTTTAAATCATTAGCCACATTCTTCTTGGCTTGCTCTAATAATGCAGAGTTAGATTCATTTACCGTGCCTTTCAGCCGGTTGTTTTCCTCTAAAACTGCTTGGGCTATCCGTATTGCTTCATCTTTCTCCCGATTGGCTGCTTCTTTTGCCCGTCGTTCGTCATGATAAGCTTTATGGAATTCTCGGGTTTTAACCCGATCCCGCTTAGAATAAGACGCTAATTCTTCATCTGTAGGATCTTCTGGAGGTGTAGCCATTGGAACTCGACCACGGTCTTCCTCTGGAGTATCGTCTACAATCTCGATTTCTGGTTCTTCTTCCTTTTCCTCGGGCTCTACTACCTTACTCCCAAGGCGAGACTGCTTTTCTTCAATCTCATCAGGAAACTCAAACTCAACTTTTTCAAATTCAGCCATATAACCCTCCCTTATGGTCTTTTAATGCCGCGTGGATCTTCTACGGTGGCTTCGACAGAATCATCGTTAATCAGCCGCCATTCAGTTCCATGGATTAGCATACGAGTGCCCGAATTAGGTCTAACTAATACGAAATCACCCACCTTGCAGCTTGGCCCACTAGGGAAACGTTTTTCATCTGTATATGCGTCAGGCCCCATCTTTGCCACAAAAAGCACTGGAGACAGTAGTTCTTCGTGGTGCATCATGGTTGCCGTCTTAACTAATCCCGCTTCGCTCAACTCTTCTTCAGCTTTAGGCAGCATACAAAGAATATGATACGTTGCTGGATCAGGCACTTGCTTTGCTTTTGCATCTGAATCTTCAGGCAATACCGTAGCGGTGTTGCCGTCTTGGCTAATTAAAATTTCACTCATCTTCGTCTTTCCTTAGTTTTCGCAACAGGTCTTCGATTAAATCCTGCGCGAACAGCAGACCTCTAATGCTGCCGCACATTTCCCGGTATGCGGGGAAGTCAATCGCACCCCCCGAACCCAAGCTCTCTTTAATCTCCGATTGACGTTTCTTTACTTCAGTCAACAGAATTAAAAGACATTTTTCACTTTCCATTCACACCTCGTTTAAACAGGTCTACTTGCGTACGCTGATTGGCTTGGCGATCCTGCGCTTGGATTCTTGCCATTTCAATCTGCTGCTTGGACTGCAATTTCATCTGTTCCAGCTGCAACTTAGCTTGCTCAATCTGGGAATCTGCTTGCATCTTCTGGGCTTTTGCTTGCGCTTCAGCCTGTTTAATCTGCAACTCGGCTTGCTGCATCTGCACAATTGGGTCTTGTTGTTGCTGTTGTGCTTGCATCTGTTGAGCTTTTGCTTGATTAGCTTGGAGAACCTGCGCGGAGCCCATGGCTACTAATCTAGACAACTCAACTTCCATATCCTCTGTCATTTCTTCGTTTGGAGCAGGTAACGGCACTCCCAACTGTTCCTCTACCTGACGACGGTATTGGAAGCCCAAATGCTCTGCGATATGAGCCATAGCGGCTGCTTGTATCTTCTGAGCTAATGGGTTTTGACCAATCTGAGCTGCCATCTGCGGGTCTTGCATAAATGAATTATGACTAGCGATATGCGCTTCATGGTCTTGATAAATAAAGGCTTTTGTTGGCTTTCCGTTAAGAAATGCCATATTCTCGCTAACCGGATCGCGTGGTTTTTGATCGTCTTCAACGGGAACAAGCTTCTCTGCGTTCTTCACACCTAAGACTTCAATCATCTGCCGATGCAGCTGCGGTAAGTCGTAGATCTGAGGAGCGCCAGCAGCCAATTGGATAACGGCTTGGTATTGCATGATCCGTTGTGCCATTGTTGAGCTGTTAGGATCCGATACCGGAATAACCTCCACCATGGCGTAATCTGACTGCTTGGCGGTTCTATCGCCTTCCTCCGGATCGTATTCATATTCCGTCGGTGCGTAGTCTTGGATGATGTTTTTAAGCAGTTTAAACTCTTGTTTCATTGAATAATGAACACGGGCTTGGACTGCAGACATCGTCTTTAAGGTTCTTTCTAGCAAAGCTAGAGTCGTTCCTACGGGAGCATTAGCGCTCATATCGGAGATATTCATATCCGAAATAGAACCTAATCTGCGCCCTTCTTCAGTGATTCGGTCTAATAAGGTCAATAATGTTCCTGAAGGTTCCTTATAAGGCAACGTCATAACGTTGTCTTTAATTGAACCAGACGGGACATCTACGTCTCTAAACTCACCGGGAGCGATAGGGGTATCGTCGCCTTTAATACGCATACCTCTAGACTTAAGACCGCCGGGAAGATTGGAAAGCGTTCCTGCGTCTACCAATTGGCGAATCAAACTAGTCCCTGCGCGGGCGTATCCACCGATGATATGTATCAATCCCATCCCGTAGAAACCAAATCCGGGGATGTAGACGTAATCTACGAAGTGCTGACGCTTACGCTTCAGCTTGTCATCCTCGTTCCAGTTACGGTAAACCGAGAGAATCTCATTGGTTCCACGGTCTAATGTCACTACAAAGGGCAATGCAACGCCGGTCAATTCACCGTCTTCATCTTCGTCTTCAAACCCGGGGACTTCAATATTTGCATGTATTTCAAGGAGTTGGTAGCGATCGTCGTCGGTTGCTTTATAGCCTTGCTGGTCTGCTTTCTTCTTCTCAATGTCAGAAAGAATAGACTGCGGCTCACCTAAGTCAATGTCGCGGTAGAACCCGCTACTTTGCATCTTCCGGATTTCATTCTTGGTCTTACGCATCACATGTGTGACACGTTCTGCGGTGTTTAAATTAGAAGCACCGTAAGGCACGATCATATCTTCTGCCGGGATGAAGATGGAGACTTGCCTTTCTAGGGAAGGATCGTAGTAGACCTTCTTGAAAGCCGAGCCGGATAAACCTAATGAATACAACAACCTTTCATGTTCCGGTCTGTATTCCGGCATCTGCTCGGTTAGTTTGTAATTCATATCTGCGCCAACTCGTTTGGCTGCGTCTTCTTTATCTTTAGTGATAGCACCGATAATCTCGGTTTTAACAGGCCCAGCTGCAGGGAATGTCTCCATAATGGATTCTGCTTGGAACCTAATCGCAGCTTCCGTTAGGATCGTACTGTAGACTCCGCAAGCACCGAGCCAAGGCTCAGTTCTTTCCTCGTAAGCCATTCCCAATACTTCCAAGCCCTTAACGAAGTTCTCTGCCCAGTCTTTTCGGGAAGATATATCTGCTTCTACAAGTTCAATCAAATCCCCAGCAAGGCTCTTTAAATCACGTTCATCCATGATTTCTGCGAGGTTTTCATTGAATTGTTCACTTTCCTGATCATCTGGCTCTAGGGTAATTTCTATATCTCCCATGCCGATGGTCACAGATTCAGGATCCTCAATCTCAATCTCGATCCCGCCTTGCTCGTCTTCTAAACCTAATGGTGCTGGGTATAAAGCTTTTTCCATGATATTCCTTAATAATATGTCGCTCGTCTGCGGGGCACGTAGTCATCAGCTTCATCTGAGCTGATGGTAAGAAACCCTCCCTGTCTAAACCGCATCAATGCCTGACTAGACGAATCCACTAAATCGTCATGATCGCCGTTCGGGAAAGATGCCACTTCATCAATTAACTCATCTGCCCATCTTGTATCCGGAGCCCATACAATCCCTGAGTTAAACAGATCAGAGATAGCGTTTACACGCGCTATCTTATCGTTTCCTTTACTCGGTGTATATTCAGTTAACGGGATCCCTATCTTACGAAGCTCGTAAATTAACGGAGCACCCGCAGCTTTCTTCTCAATAATCAAAGAATCGGGCTTCCATTCGTTATACATGTCATAAGCCACTTTCTTTAACTCCGGAAATTCCATGCGCTTCTTTAAAGCGTCTAAGACAATCACATTCGGTCTTAAATTACCCAATGTGTCTGGATGCATGAAGATTCCCCATGTGGTGCAAGCAGAGTAATCACTCCTATTTGTCTTTTCAAAGGCGGTATCCCACGACTGAATGATGAATTCCAGCTCTGGATATGCCTTTTTATCCCATACCTTCCACTGATCCCGTTTAATTATGGCTCCCTCTTCCGAGGTAGGGTTCTGCTGGTATTGAGCTTCCCATTTAAAGACCGAAATCTCAGCTTTAATGGCTTCTAACTCTTTTTTCTTCCAAAATGCGGGCCAAAGAGGCGTTCCAGAGGGCAAAATAGCGGGGAAATTGATGATTTCCCAGTCATCTACGCCACTTTTCTCTGAATTCTTAAGGATTTGACCCGTTAAATCACGCTTTGCCCAGCGTGTCATCACGATAATAATAGCCCCACCGGGCTGTAAACGTTGTCTAGGGCCTGATGTATACCATTCATACACCTGATCAAAGACTGCGGGGTTGTTCTGTTTAGCTTCCTGCTCCGAATGCGGATCGTCGATGATCAATAGATCAGCGCCTTTACCGGTAACCGCACCGCCAACACCGATAGCGAAGTAATCACCACCTCTATCGGTATTCCACCGACCGGCAGCCTTACTGTCAGACGACAGCTGCGTCTTAAACACACCAGAATACTTCTCAGAAGAAACTAAGTTCCTCACTTTACGCCCGAAACCAACAGCTAATTCTGCGGTGTGTGCAGTCTGGATAATCTTCTTTTCCGGGAATCTACCCAAAAACCACGCAGGT